TAATATCAAACGTAACAAGAATGAAAGACTCCCTCATCAAAGCATTACCGGAATATATTGGCAAAGAAATTTTCAGTTATTTATTACCCGACAAAAAAGATATTACCTGGTTTAAATATAAACCTGTACGAAATCTGGATTATTACAATCCGAAATACGAAAAGGCGTTGTTGAATGGTGATTTATGTGAACATGAAGGATATTATTTATCAAGAATTCCCAAAAAAAATAACAAACATCGATACTATATTACTTATCGAATGGAAGATGTATTGGAAACCGAATATTATGAACGACCATGTAATATTTATATGTACGAATATCGCTCAGCGTATGTTGGTAAGGATTTGGAAAAAGCATTGTTAACATTGTATTATATACCGGAGAATTTATTCACATAATGGTGGATACGCGATGGCTTTGTGTTGTTTTTCCGCCGATATAGGTGACATTTCGTGGTCTCAACACGTGTTGTTTATTTGTATTATTTGCATATTTTGAACTTAACCAATCAGTATATGGTTCTTTTACGTTTTTTTTATGTTTATTGGTCGTTGTACGAGGTGTATGTAAAAAAATATAATCAAATATTTCAACTAGATTGGAACAACAATAATTCTCGGAAGGCATGTATATACAATATATCCATATAATACATTTTTGGCGAGGTGCTGAAAGCCTCCGCACCACTAACTATGGATGGTGACCGTAGGTTTCAACTGTAACCGGAAGAGTTTGGTGGATTCATGGAACGTAAATACATAAACAGTGATATTACGTTACTACAATTTATTTACAATTCTAAACTTTTTAACTTTTATGTTTATTTTTTCAGATAACTTCTCAGATGGTATGCTACCATCTACGAAATTAATAATGAGAAGGCTTTCAGCCCCCTGACCATTATTAACTTTATTTTCTACAGTAATATTTGGTGTAACAATATTATGATAACCAACAATATTTGTTTCATGAATTAAATGGATGTCTTCCGCGGATAAATTGAAATGTTTATATACTTCTTTGTCAGTCCATTCTTTATTTAATGGTGGCAAGGGTATCCATTTTATGGATTGTTCTTGAATATCTTGAGAATTTTTTCTTAACGATAACATAAAATTTGGTAATCTACATTTCAAATAACTTACTAGTGATAATGCTTCGTCTTCATTCGATACCTTAAATGATATGTAACTACCCGTATGTATTTCATCTGTTTTTCCTATAAATATATTTCCAAACCCACTTTTATGTTGGTGTGCGGCTCTTGCGGTAATAACTTTCCAAAAGTTATACTCTTTTTTAATTTCTGTTTTTTCAATATATTTTTTAAACCCCTTTTGTTGAGATACATAACAATTAATTGTGCCGAGTGTTTTATCACATTTTAATCGTTTATCATTTGATTCAACCCCAAAATATCTACCTAAATATAATGATGTAATTGTTTCAAACTTTACTACTTTATCAATAATAGAATGATATTTCCCGTCAACAAATACATCATATTTATTCAATTTAGTTATAGTACCATTATATTTACAATCACCATTATAATTAGTATCTTTCAAAAAGTAATTTACGCCTCCTTTAATATCTACATAACTACCAAATATTTTAGACGCATCGTCGAAATGTTTGATATATACAATATCGGTTCGTTCCAACATATTTTTGCGAAAACCATCTAACCCTTTTCCTCCCGAAAACCATCTTGACGGAATTACAAAACACAACAATTTACATTTTTCAATGTAAAATTCAACAAACTTATTATATAATGCGGTAGCACCAGATGATTTTAATTCTTCACTATAAGGCGGATTACCGATGACAATATCAAACATCCCAATGCCAAATTCTTTTTTAATATCTAATTGTAATGAATTACCTTCATACAAATTAAGTTTGTAATCATTGTTTATATTTAATATTTGTTTAATAATAAAACAATTTTTTTTATTGTATTCAGCCATAAACAACATTTTTTCCAATATGTGTTTTTTTCGTTTGCTTTCGTCGGGTATTTTTATTTTCAATCCTTCCATGAGTTTGTAATAAATTGCAATCGGAAAATTTCCCATTCCTGCGGTAGTATCAGCCCATGTTAATGATTCATTTTCATATATATTTGTATGGTATATTTCATGGTAATGTTTTTCCAAATCCACTAACATGGTATTTACAAATTTAATGGGAGTGAATACTTCACCGAATTTTTTTTTCTCCAATTCTTTCGGTTTCAAACAACTGTCAATGAATTCCAACAATTCTTTTGGTTTTTCAATCAATGAATGTAAATCATGTTTAATTTGAATTGCCATATGATATATAGTAGTATTTTTTCTAATATATTTACCGAGAATCATTTCAATTAATTTTATAATATCACGTTGATTCCACCATACAAATGACTGATCTTGGAATACTTCAAACAGGGTCGGACTGTTTTTTATTATATTCAACATTTCTAAAATGTCATTTTGAACGGTATTCAACGTCAAAATACAAATCAATGGAAGAATGAATGGTAACACATCTTTGGTGATGGAAATATTTACAATGTGTTGGGGTTCGGTTTCACTACCGGTATTGTCTATTTCTTGTGCAATGACTTCTTTTCCGGTAGGTAATGCTTCTTCGCTATTTTCGTCAAAATGAACCGTGATATTTACCGGTTTATCACCGAGAGAACTGGTGAAATATTGGTTTATTTTTCGTTGGTCATCTGTATCTAATTCAATAACAATATCTTCCAGTTTTTTCAACAATAATCTCAAATGGTTGACGGGGTTGGTTTTCCATATGGTCAATAGTTTTTCCACCAATAGTGTTTTATTCTCTTTGGTTTGAAAATAATCACCATCAATGTTGATCAAATTATTTTCTACCAAATATTTGATTTTTTGTTCCGTGTTCAAATCTTGTTTATGAACATTATATTCCAACATGGTATTGAGAACACGTGAAATATTCAAATCCACCACAAACCCCATTTTTTTATTTCCACTATTGATTTGGTCATATTCGTCATTGTGAATACTTTCTGTCATGCAACGATACATCATTTGTATTATTTTGTCACTGGAAATAATATCATTCATCAAAAACACCACGTCAACCAATGGTAATGTAATTCCCAATGTCAACTGATTACCTGCTAATAAAATTAAACCGTTTTTACCATCTTTTTTGGCTTTCAATTCCCAATTTTTGATTTCTTCTTTGAGATCTTTTTGCTTGTATTCTTTTTTTGAATTGACTATTTTAATTTCGTAATTTTTAAGGATACGATTTTGTAACATTCTCTCTTTGACATGTTCGCTGACTTTGTCAATCGTCATACCAATACCAAACGGTAAGAACCACAATTGAGAAGTAAAATCCCCATTGTTGAGTTTGGTTCTACTACTGGACGAAATAGATAATTGTTTGATTCTTCCGAAGAATGACTTATCGCCGTTCGTATAATCTTGTTCTTTGTTACTTCCTGTGATGTGTCTTAACACCATATCCACCTCATTGGGAAATTCCCCACTAAAAAGCGTACTCATGGAAAATCCATACGTGGTGTCTTTGATTTGTTCTTTGATAATTTCGTATCTTCCGCTCTCCATCATGTTAGTGAGAATATGTAAATCGGGCATATTGTCATACAAACACAACACGGTTTGTTTGTTTTCTTCAGTCAAGAAGAGACATACGTCTTCCCCGTGTTTTTCGATCAATCCGCGAATGTCGCGTTTTTTACACATTTGTTCATCTTCAATGTCCCAATAGAATTGATTTTCAGGTGGAATTGCCCACGAATTCAATGATTTCGCATAAGTTGCCGTTAAATATAGTTTGACCGTCTTGGGTGACGAATACGATTGTATCATATGTTTGGACATGTCGGTGGTACCGTGAAAATGATTTTCATCAAATACAATCATATCCAACATGAGTTGTTGTATAGGTTTTATCGTTTTGTCCAATACATAATCGTCCAACAACTGTTTACTTACAATCACAATGTTGTTCTCTCGTAAAACCATACTTTCAAAATCCGACCCCTTTTTTATTTCTATAATATTGATATCCTGAAAATCATGGAATTTATGGAACAAATCGTTTGTGAATTGTGACAATGTTTCGGTGGGTGCGGGTGTAATAATCATTGCGTTCAATGAGCCGTACTGTTTATGGTATTTGATAAATAATCCACCAACACAATAAGTTTTGCCGGACCTGGCTTTTGCACCCAATAACATTTCTTTTTCTCCGGCGTTGATTCGGTTCATCTGTTGATAAGTAATCAATTCTTGGTGAAATCGTAGTAATAATGGTATCTTGGTATTACAAAATTTCAGATTGACTTGGTCAATCGTAATATTTTGTATCGCATTTTTTAGTCGTAAAAACCCACTTTCAAGATCCCCAGTGTCCATAACATGGTGAATATTTTCTTTGATATAGTTATTGGTGGATTGACTATTGGAAATTATGTTATGTACTTTTTGTTTGTTATTTACCAACAAATAAATGACAAAATCATGATATTTATGGGAGTGTTGTTTTACGATGGCTACGATTTTCTCAACATCATACTTATCGATGGATTTTTGACTGTCGTCCAAATAAAATTTAGACGACATAAATACCCATTTACCGTTGGTTTTATGTTGGAGAGTAATGTCACTTGAACCACCGGATCCCTTACTAAATATAGACATATTTTTCAAATACAATTCCAAATTGTCCACTTTTTTTACCTTGCACGTATTGATATTGCCTTCGTAGTGGTCGTACATATCGTTGGACAAGATGGAATTAAAACCAAATTTAATGATTATATCCCAAACTTTTTCAATCATATTACCCCGTTTGGATTGTATTTCGGCTTTTGTTTTTCCGTTTACCGATTGTAATAGTTCATCCAAGGTAGACACCTGTTGAATACGTTCAAATAATTCAATTCCGTTCATTTTGATATGTAAATATTATATGTATGTTTCGTTTTGTATGTTTACACAAATCTAATCAATTTTTTGATTTACGAAGTCATACTAAGAAAATTGGATTGTATTACACTGGATGCAGACGGGGTGGCAACAAAAGGTACGATTGACCACCGCGGGACATCGGTAGTACATGACAACATGGGTTTTTGGGTATTGATACCATTATCCATTAACCAAGTACAAACACCTTGCATGAGTTTCCCCAAGGTAACACTATAATTATTTGCACGAAGAGTATTGACCACGGCGTCAGTAAATACACCCTCGTATTCTTTGTCGACTGAATCATACACGTCGGCACTTTGTTCATATAGTTTACATCCACTAATCATAAAAATATTGGTATTGGATATACTTGGGAAATCGACTTGAGTACGTAGAAAATTCGTCCCGTATAAATACTCGTAATTCCACTCCAAATCACATACCGCTTGACTATTACAACTATCAAACATAATCATCGCTTTGCATTGGATATTACGAAACATATCCATCAACTCATTGTCCGTGATAAATCCGGTGGTTAAATAATCAACAGGAACGATGACACCGGTGTTACTATTATTGATCAGTGATCCGTGACCACTATAATGTAACCATATATCCGTACATGAACCGGAAACAGCAACAATATTTTGGTAAGCATTGATAATATTAGCACGGGTAGGTTGTAGTGCAGGATCAATACTATCATCACGTAACATGATTATATCTTGTGAATTGTATCCGTAATTTTGCACCAATACTTCAGCTATATTTTCAATATCGTCAATGCATCCGCGAAGTGTATCCCCAGGAACATTTGTATAATTAATACCGATTAAAACCGCTTTTTTCATTTGTGATCCTATATTATACTATAACATATATTGTCATATATTTGTAACACCATAAACGTAAATGGAATATGTATCATCGTACAAGATTCATATATTAGATTCACACGAGAATACCGTAACAAAAACGATTATATTTAGTCATGATACCGCTGACGCAGTGATTTATCCGGACGATTCGATAGAAACAGTTAAATTAAAGATTTCTAAAGCCATCACGGGTTCAGATATAGACAATTATTCTATTTCACCGGAATCCATGTATTTATTCGGCCGTCAATTGGTACCGGCATCCGAGTTTACGATAGAGAATATATACCAAGAAATAACCAAGCATGATACACGTGAATTGACCATACCAAGAGTCCAAGCCTATTTGGATAATTATTCTATTTCCATGATAATACCGGAAGATCTAGTGAATATGAATGAATTCTTGGAAAAAGTCTTGGAACATATTCTTAGTAGTAAATTAGATGGATCATTACGATATGTTCCGATCGGATTCCAATACAATATACGTGGACAGACAGAGCGTGATACGACATTTCCCGTGAATCCTTATCTATGTTCTCCGGAAATATTACATGAATTCCAAGAAGGGGGAGTGGCTACCACCAGTATTCTAATTCCTCACGATCATCATCTATTGTTGAAATATTTACCACTATTTCAAAATGAAATGTACGTATGTTTTTCAAAGAACATTGTACCTGAATATTCCAAATATTATTTTCCAAAGAATCTTGGCTCAGAATCTCATACCATGAAATTGATGAGGAATCATGAAATGAAAGATCCCACCGTCGATTTTTTTTATAAAATTGCCCAAAATCCTGTAATCATACCACGTCTAGAGAAATACATCAAATCGTTTACCATAGTCATGTTAAATCGAATACGGATACCCCTGGATATAATATTTAAGAATATATCGGCGAATGCGTCTACACCGGTGATCATGTATAATCCAGGAAAAAACAAGGAAAATATATTACGATTATTTTCGTTACGTACAACGAATAGTGGTCGACGAATTCCGGTACTAACCAAGAGACAAATCACCGATTTCACGAAATTTTCCAAGAGACAAACGGTAACATTTTTATTACCCAAGAAAGATGGTAGCGTAATTGATGAAAAAGATAAGGATCAGATTTTAGCAGCAGACTATGAATTGTATGTGAAATTGAATTCGTCGGGTGAGATACAAATCCATTGTGAGAATCGTATAGGCTCGGTAGATGATTTGAACCGTATTTTACGTAGTAAATTGAATCCACTGTTATTATATTTGAATGCTTTTTTGGAAAAAAGTGGATATACAATTCAACTATTTGATGAAATAGGATCAATGAATATAGGTATTAAACATTTTCATGAGCAATGGATAGTATCGGGTGTAACAAAATCGGTCCAATCATTTTCCATATTAAAAGAAATACCATGTATACGAAACATATTTGATGTATATGATGACGTAGGTGGATTAGGAGGAAATACGGAAGGTGGTGAAAATGACGATGACGATTCGAATGAGATAGTGTTGAGATACAAACGTATGTATAATGATATGGAGGGTCAGGGTCAATTGATCAAAGAATTCAAACATATGAAAAAAACAAATAAATTGATCATAGAAGCACTGATCATCAATTATCGTATGTCTTTTCAACAGGCGAGCGCACGTCTAGAGAAATATACAAACGAAGAAGAAGAACGTATATGGGCAAAGAGTCCAAACAAGGAATTTTTTTTCCCTATACAATTTCATTTTGATAATCAGCAAATGATCATAGATATTTACAAATATTGTAGGGATTGTGGGGGTAGTTTGGATGTACGTGGATTGAATATTCATGGTATAGAAGAATATACGGTTGGACCCAAGATGCGTATACATAAACGTCGTCAACATTCCACTCCATCAACGAATCATATCGTAGAAATACCAAGATATGCTCATATAGAATTGTTAAGAATGTATGTACAATCCATATTACAAATTGTATTACGTTTGAGTAAAATTTCGATACCGGTATTTTGTGAAAAAATGGTATTTGAATCGGAAACGGTAGCAGAAGAACCAGAATTACCCGAACCGACTTTTACAGAAGAAGGTGAAGACCAAGATGTGGAAGAATATGTTGAGGAAGAGGAAGAAGATGAAGGTGAAGAAGAAGAAGAAGAAGAAGAAGAGGATGAGGAAGAAGAAGAAGAAGATGATGGATTTTTATTTGGAGGTGTAAAAAAGAAAAAGTATAAAACAAAACTAGATCGTCTCAAAGATGCGGATTCCAATTTATTTTTTACATCTACCAAGGGGACAAACGAAGAATCATATGGGCGTATATGTCAGAAAGATCATCAACCGATTGTGCTTAATCAAGAAGAATATGACGCAACTTTGGAGACCATACCGGATCTGAAAGTGGTACATTATGCAACCACTCCGAATAAAAAACTATGGTATACCTGTCCCAAATATTGGTGTAGTATTACAAATCAAATACTGACGGAGGAAGAATATAACCAAGGTGTGTGTAAAGATTATGTGGAAGTATCCAAATATAATAATCCAAGTTTTGAGGATTCGACCAAACATCCACACCCCGAAGGGCATTGTCTACCGTGTTGTTTTAAAGGGGACGTGACAACCAAGACATTACACAAAGATCGTATAGTAAAATGTCAACAGGGAAATCAGGAAACATCCGTGAGTGATACGGGTCCAGGGGATAATACAACACGTATTTTCAAAGAAGATCGAAATATATTGAAATATTCGTCGAATCCACCGTTGACACAGGGACGCTGGGGACTTTTACCCAAGTCCGTACAATATTTTTTGAATGTAGATTATTCCAAGATGGTGGTAAACACGGCGAATAGTACCAAGATAGTACATAACCAACCCTGTTTTTTGTTATATGGTATTGAACACCCCAAACGCCAATCTTTTTTGGGATTATTTGCGGAAATATATTCGTATAAAAATAAATTGAAATCGACCATTACCACCCAAGAATTACGTAAATTATTAGTGAACAAAGTCACCTTGGATCGTTTTTTACATTGCCAAAACGGGTCATTTCCGTCCGTATTTGGTGTGAATTCGCGTAGTCCGAATGCACCACCATTAAAAACATATTCCAATACACAATTTTATAAGACGATTGATATGAATAATCCAGTACAACTGGCCTTCTTGGAAAAAATAATATCTTCTTTTGAAAACTTTCTAGCGTTTTTGTCAGATACACAAACCAACATAGATCATATGTATTTATGGGAATTGTTGGCAGGAGATTTTCCGGAATTGATACCAGGTGGATGTAATTTGGTGATATTAGAATTAAGCCAAGAAGATGGTATGATAGAATATTTGTGTCCACCAAGTGAAATATCAGTATTTGATACTCGTAAGGAGACATTTTTTATATTAAAACGTGATCAATATTATGAACCAATCTATCAATATCTGGATTATAATGGTAAAAATATAGTGGTAACAAAGGGGTTCTTCTTGGAAAAAACCGTGCCGTATTCTTCCATGCGACGTATTTTGGAATTGATGGATTCGTCGATGCACAAATATTGTTTACCGATTCACGATTACCAAGAAGAAACCATAGACAAAACCAACCCGATTGATAAATATAATTTATCAGCGAGTCAAATACAAATTATTTTGCATAAATTTAATTATACGATTCATAGTCAAGTATGGAATACACAAGGTAAAATTGTGGGGTTTTATGTTTCACGTAATAACAATGAAAAATTGGGAATATTCATTCCTTGTTTTCCTTCGGGTATCTTGGTAGATTCACCGTATCCGATAATATATATTCAGCCCGACGGTCAGAGGGCTGAAAGCCTTCTAACTACTAACTTCGTAGGTGACCTTCGGTCACCGGAGAAGTTTGGATCCACCACAAATAGTTCATTGTGGAAATCGTACAAGATTACCTTGGTGCGTTTAAATTCAGTGATCGAAGATACCAACCGTGAAATTATGTGTGAACCAATGTATAAAATCATTGATACCAAGAGTGGAAAGATTACTGGGATAATGACAGAAACCACACAATTTATTCCTATATTTCCTCATGAGACACCGGTAGAAGATGATCTGAAATCATTGACACGGACGAATGACATTGAATCGGACCAAACATTGACATTACAAAAAAATGGTGATATAGAACGTAAAAATACAATACGGAAAATATCATTGGAATCACAATTCTATCAGGTATTTCGGTCGACAGTACGACAATTATTGAACCATTATAATTCCAGGTTGGAGAAAAAAACAATCTTGGAAAATATACAAAGATATAGTGAAGGCGTACGTCTTGGAAATTCCGATTATACACAGTATTTAAAGGATATAACGGTACTGTTACGGACTATTTCCAAGAACCACGTGGACTTTGTGGAATATAGTTTGGAAGATTTGGATATGTTCATGACATCAAACACGGCAATCAGTGAATGTTCCCAAGATAGACCGGATACAGATATTACCGCATGTAAAAATGGTAAAATAATGATTCCCAAATATAATTTATTATATGATGTTGAAAATGCATCCGGTAAAGATCATAGTAACAAAAATATATATTATTTACGTCTAGCGGATGAACTATTACGGTATCAACGCATACAATTGTTCATGTTTCAATCACAGACCTTTTTAAATATTTCAGCAGGAATGACGGAATATCGTTTGTTACCAACAGAGATATTACTCTTGGAATCATTTTTAACGGAAGACTATTTTCGTGATATGATACCGTTTAATACTTCAGAATATATTCACCAGACCAATTATGATACCGCCGAGCCGGCATTTATGACCAACCGAACCGTGAATCCTATACTTACCTTGGAAGATCAATCACAAATGATACGTCAAATTCCAGAACAAATACAACGTGAATTTGTGGAATCATCGTGTATTTTGAAAAAAGGCACAAAAGACAATTACGTGGAAGGGAACGAACGTAGTATTTGGAAACAGGCTTTTCCCAAGAGTACTCGTGAAATATTTTTCCAAGGATCACCTCCATCGTGTACGTTTGCCGTAGTAATGAATATGATGAAACTATCGGGTATGGAGTCCAAGACATTACCAGAAATTAAAAAAATGTTATGGGAAGCGTATCAACCGTTTCTAAAAGACGCTTTATTGACAAACAAGATATTATATACTCTCAAAGAACAATTTAAAAAGAAACTTTTAGAATCGACGGATTTGGAAACGGCGATCATGACCGAAGATTATTTCGTGACAGATTTGGATTTATGGGTGTTAGCGACTCATTTGGATATACCGGTGATATTATTTTCGATAAAACAGATAAAAATGGTGTCGGTAGATCATTGGTTGTATTTGAATACACGTTCGATGAAAAGTATAGGTAATGACCAAGAAATCGCGGAAGATGTGTCGTCGATTTATCGTCCAATATTGTTTATACGTTCACCGTTGAGTGTATCAGAAGTAGGTGCGGGTCTTTCATATTCATTGATAGAGAGTGCATTTACGTATGATCAATTAGGTATAATGGCGAATAAAATAGAAGAAGGAATACGTAATCGTACGAACCAAGTAATATCCCTGGAACGATTTCTCCAAGAAAAAATAGTTGTTGTTACCAAAAAAAAAACAGGTAGACCCCGAGGCGGACGTTAGAAGAACGGTAGCATCGGGGGATGAAGCCGAGAACGTAGTGTAGGCTTCAAATAATACATTTTTGATTTCATATAATAATATAATTTTTGTTACATGAAATAGTCAGAGGGCAGAATGCCTACAACAACTAACTCAACAGGAAGCTTCGCTTCCGAATGAGTTTGGTATAATCGTTAGAATCCAGCGTTATAACCGTCTTCATAGCAAGTAGTACTATGATCGTTGGTATGACGGATATTGACGATGTTATTTTGTATTTCGATTTTAGAACAGGCTACCGGGGTGTCATTGACTTGTGCCATACCACGTTCGATTTCTTCAGATACGTCTTTGCGTTGATATTTATTCGATTTAATATTTTCAAAGGCTTTCATATCCAAAATGATTTGACTAGCATTTGTACCGTATGCGCCATGTTGACCACACATAATATTCGCGGACACACCACGCATATGATCTAATTCGGCATGTCTGGCGGCATTCAGGAAGACTTCTGTATGTACTTCGAATGTGGCTTTGGCGATGGGTCCGACGTTATCGTTTAATAACCCTGATCGGAAGATAGACACCATGTTTTTATTACACGCCATACGATCACATAGTAAACTAGTATGATGATAATTGACACTTGCACCACTGAATGCCAACACTTCAATTAATTCGTTTTGGATACATTGACGTGCGGCCTCGATACCTAATACGTGGAATACTTCTTTGATATCATTACTAATCGTACGTTTGGAGTCGATATAATCGAGTGCCAATGTTTCCATCAAATTTGAACCGGTTGTGTCGAGAACCCAGGTATCTTTTTTCACATATTTATCGTTTTCTTTGACAACACTGTTTTGTATTTTTCTTGGGAGAATGTTATTCACGCTATTTACACCACGTAATACAATATTGTTGAGAAGTGTATCCTGGAAATTTTTCAACAAATAAATTTCGTCAGATTGATCCAAGGGATTCGATACACCGCGTGTTTTTTTGCTCTTGTCAAACACGGATCCATTGGTACGAATACGGAATACCAATTTATCCATATTATGATCCGAAAAGATACATTGAACGTCTTTACCATATTCACTGTTTGAGATGGCAAAATGGATATCATCCATATTGATGTTTTTGTCAATGAGTGATTCTTGATCCATTTCAATACGTATGATCCACTTAGAACGTGATTGTGTGTTTCCAGACGGACTTTCCATACAATCTTCGATCATCTTCTCGAATTCGAAAAACTGTTCGAGAAACAATTGATCTTCGACGATATGTGTCGCGATCGGATTCGGATCAAAACAAACTTGTACAGATTTAACGACATCGATTAATTTCGTATGGGATATTCTAGTAGCATATTGACTAGCTTTGTCCTGATCGGTCTCGTCCATGGGTTTTAAATAAATGGTCATAGAAGGGTTTTTGGGGTTTTTGGTCAACCGCAGAATTTCTTCAATACGCGGAACACCACGTGTTACATTGGATTTACTGGCTACACCCGAACCGTGAAATGTGTCCATCATTGACAACCCATTATAGATATCGAATGTTCGTGTATCTTCTACGGTTAGGTCGTATGCGTACGGAGTGGTATTGGGTACTTCTTCAATACTGACAATCGGGTCAAACTCCAAATCCATCATACGATTGTCACGCGGTTCCATGACCACTTGTCCATCGATAATGTTCGGGAGGAAGAGATCTTCTTTGGAATATTCGTATTTGAAATCCGTACGTTTTTTTAGTAATTCGATACGTTCTTGTTTTTCAAGAATGGTTAAGTTCAGTAAATTGGCCAAACGTTGAGCCTGTTGATTGTTGACACTCAAACTGTAGGAATCGCGACGGGCTATAATTGTACGGCCATCTGGTTTACGTTGAGGTCTATGTGCAATATGACTGGAAATACCGAGATTTCGTAGTAGAACCATGACATCAGTCATCATGGTATGAGAAGTTGACCACATACGAATGTCGTTGATGTGAAATGATCCGTCTTTTCGTTTGTATTGACTTACAGACCCATCTCCGCCAATGTATGCGTCGAGGAATCCCCGCATACACGCCTGGTTGGAAAATACGATAATGGGTGATACGAATTTTTTATAACTTTTTGTTCCACACAAATGAATTAATATACGCGATAGAATTGTATTATGGATTTTTAATTCTTGACTTTTCCAACCTTCACCACCACGATCGAATCGTTGTTGCTTACTAAACGGCATTTTCCATTTGGCACACAAATCTTCAATCGGTTTTAGATATTCGTCACTGTTATTACAAATCGACACAGCATTGTTTGTTCCACTTCCTTCAGACGCATACGCTCCAACCAAATAACCAAATTCGTACGTGAGATCAATGGTTTCAGGAATACAATAATCACACACTCCCATACTTTTCATATACACGAATCCAGGAAGAATATCGAGATATTTACAGGGTTTTTTTCCTTTTTGTGGTGTTGCACTGAATAATGACGATAAACTTTGGCTGGACGAATGGGGTAGTTTAAATGATTTGTCGGCGTGGTTTTTCCACCAATGGCGTTCGTGTCGAAGATTGTTGGCTTTTTGTAGTTCAGTACCATACAAATATTCCTTGGGAGATAAGAAGGATCGTGTTGAAAATTGGGTAATTTCTTGAAAGTCTAATGTTTTTCGCGATACCGGTAGATAATCACCCACTTTCAAATCTTTACCATACACACTTTGAATTTTACCGTCGATCAGTTGTAAGAAGGATTTTGCCTTGGTCGCCGTAACTTCCCGTCTTCCTTTGGTAGTTACTTTTAACATTGTATTTGTTCCATCTTCATTTACCACTGGATGCTGGGTAACCGCTTCGATCCTTCGCCAAACGGTTTGACCATCTTCTGTTGCACACGGGATTTCGTAGTTATTTTCGTCTGAAAGTTCTGCATAAGTGGTATCTTTGTCCTGCATAAATTCGACTTTTTTTGATAATAAAATCTGTTCTTCGATGAATTCTCCGATGGGTCGAATTTCTATCGGGCTATTTTTTTTTCGTAAAATAATTTTTTCGCTCCATATTATGCTGTTAAGGGTAAGTTGCGTACAGGGTTCCCCGGTGCTGGTTGCGGCCACCACCCCTACCATTTCACCGGGGTGAACGAGCGCTTCTTTGAATTTCAGTAGAACGGTTTCTAACAACATGATCAGTGCTTTTTTGTGAAATCGGCGTTTCACCAGTAAATCACGGGGTGTCAAATAGTAGAAGTATAGGACGCGGAAGAGAGGATTGGTTTTGGCAAATGGAATTGAATTGACACGTTCGAAATACTCTTCGATAAGTTCAAAGGCTTCAAAAGGGGTAATATCGACGGCAGAATTGCTCTTGAGATCCAATTGACCTTGAATGTTTTGTATGAGATATTGGAATGCGACAGGTAAACGAACCGAGCCTTCACTCTGACGTAGGAATACCTTTTCCACAATTAAATCACGATCACGGATCAGTTTGGTAGCATATTCGTAACATTTATCACGGCATTTTTCTTTTTGTTTGTTCATACGTGAAATGGCTTCTTTGGTGAAAATCGCAAGTCGTAAATTGTTCTCGGCTTCTACCATACCAGGAATATCATAATGCATATAGATATCTTCCACTGACAGACTGGCCATAGGTAAACTTTGATTTTCCACCTTCATAGAATCGAAATTGTCGTCACCATAGGTAAATTGAATAATTTTTCCTTTGTTGTTACGAACGGTCATATCATAATTGATCATCAAATCCTCCAATCCTTTTACCAATCGGCGTTGAATATATCCTGTACTGGATGTATCGCGTACTTGTAACCCATTCGCCAATCCGAAATTCAAAGTAGAAGGGATTGTCAAATCATATAGTTTGGGGTTATTTTCAACGCCGATGATATTAATACTTACGATGGGATCTAATACTATATCACTTATAACGCACATATTTCCATCAATTATCGATACGGTACATTGTTGAATATCGATGTTAACAAATCGGCTAATTCTTGAACATAACATGGATAATCCATTGACAGTTTCAATATTTTGTACATGGACAACCACTGGATTCTTTCGGTAATTGAATCCGGTCGTATTCGTTAAGGATTCTGTATAGGTTGATACAATTTGGTCAGAGTATATAATTTCGGGAATATTCGCGTTGTACAAATGATCGACAATTTGATCGATAATTATGTCGGGTGCAAACAACAGATTTATGTCAAATATACCATTTGAAATGTCAGTTGCGATTTGGTTGGTGTCATATGATGTCACATCCGTTACAACTACTTCTGGTACAACAACGCATCCTGTACTTCGTGTGCCTGACCCAATAGGTGGCATACCCAGGGATAAGGTGATAGGAACGCGGTCTCCGACGACAACACTCGGACAATCTTTGGGCAAGATTTTTTGTTGAGCAAAATCCCAAATCAATAGACTTTGACTTTCCGAGACGGTGACTGTACGACCACTTTCCGTAACTATTTCGTACAATCGTTCTCCAGGATCATGTCGTGTGATTGCGGTAACATCTCCCCAGGTGACTAGTCCACTCACATCGGTAGTCGGAATATAGATATTTCCTTCTTGAATATTTAATAATTCCAGGTTACGATCCGCTGGAGTATATACTACTTGAGAATTTAATGAAGGATCATCCAATTGACCATCGATCCATGGACCAATTTGGGTGTATACGGGAACACCGTTTTGAATAATGACAATAGGTGTGTCAGACGTTACCGATTTGACCGCTGTATCAATCAAACCGGTTCTTCCGGCCATCGCATGAAAGAACAATTCGGGTGCTGTCAAACCGGTAATATAGGAATTTTCCACAAATCCACGTGAATTGGGTGAATCGTCGTATTTTTTATAATGAGGAAGAGTACGGTCATCAAACCCATACGCAATACGCTTACCGTCGACAGCTTGTTGTCCTAGACATGAGATCATTTGAGAAATATTGACCAAACTTCCTTTAGAACCTGAATTGACAATCATCAAGAAGCGATTGTCTTTACTGAGTGATTTTTTACCGATTTTACCGGATTCTTCTGTGGCCTTGTTCAAAATATTACTGAGCATCAATTCAAAATGTTTCATATTGGATGCCGCCGTATTATTCTCGAAAATGCCCAGATGTACTTTGTCGATGATGGTCTGGACTTCCATTTTTTGTAATCGAATTGCCTCCACAATTTTTTCATTCGTAGCGCGATCAGCAATCAGATCACTGATACCCACACTGAATGAACTGGTTTTCATATATTCGGTGACAATGTTTTGTAAATTGTCATTGTAATCCGCACACGCCATGTTACCGAAATCATTACAAATTCTGTGTAAAATACCTTTGGTTGCCGCTTCAAACACGGATTTTTCTACTTGACCACGAATATACTTACCTGCATAGATTTCCAACATATTGTTGTTTTCGGGATCTTTGGCATCATCGGTGTCTTCATCGAAAAGACCCGTTTTGTATTTCAAGGTAATAGGGGGAGTAATTTGGGAGAGAATATCGAAATTGGTGACTTCCTTACCTGCTTTACGAATCGCATTCACATCCACATGAGGATAGGACATGAGGAGATTCATGGCATCTCTGGGTGAGAATTTGATATCTTTTCGTGTGAATCGGAAAGAACCGAGAAGAGAATCCTGAAAGATACCGATAATCGGCTTGTTAGAACCAGGGTTAATTATTTGATAGGGGGTTGCCGCCAAGTGGCGTATTTCTGTTTCTGTTACTATACTTTGAGCACAATGTAGATTCATTTCCTGTATTAGTTGACTGCATTTATCCTGTGGAAATAAATGTGGGTGTCAAACTTCTACTCTTTCGAGTAGGATTGGGCTATACCTTGTGCCGCATCAGGTTGATTAGACCTTCATTTGCGACCCGTAACCGTCTAGTCTCTGAACCTTCTTCATATCCTTATCATAACGGAATTAGAAGCTTGGATGCTGATTGCCCTGTAATGTAGGTTATTACCTTTGTGGACGGTCATTACCCGTGTTCTTCATTATTGTTTCCAATAATGAATGGTACTACATTATTTGTGGGGTTTCCAGAACAATTTGGTCACGTTGCCTTGCAGAGTTTTTTATTGTTTGTATAAAATCTAACGCCATTTGTTTACTTTTTTCTAATGGAATACAGACACCGCCAAAATCGGCTTTTATACGATTAATGTACACATACCAACCATATTGTATATTATGTCGACTAAGTGGTCTCACAAATTGTTCAATATCATCATTATCATTTATAATAACATTTTTAAACCGATCAAATTTTTTATCTTTATAATAATTTATTACACCATCTGATACTCTTTTCCTACTTTCTTCGGTAGGTTTTGCAGACCTACCTCCAGTATTCAAATTGTATCCATTAGGAAATAATGAATTATTTTTAATGATTTCTTCGGTTTCAATTGCGTCGGCATCGTTAATCTCACAACAATGTAGTAATTGTAATGTGAAATTATCTTTACCATTTTTGCAAATTGCGTTATTTAAATAATGACATTGACATTTTTTATTTGAAAAGGCTTCACTAACATGGCTTCGGAATCTACCTTCCATACCATATGGGCGAAATCTTTTCGAATTCAAAATATGTGAGACCGCTTGTCCAATATATACTTTATGGTTGATTAAGTTTGTGATTTTATAAATTTCACAATATCTTAGTGTTTCATCATCGATTATTGTATTTTTTAACCTCTATTCTGGGCGGATTGTAATTGGGATCGCACTACGTGCGATCTCAACCACAATATGCACAGAAAGATGTATATCTCTTTCTTGGTAGGATGCCCTAGGGCATCCTAACCCAGAATAGAGCTTAAATATCAAAAATGTAAAATCAATAGTAGGAATTTCACCTACGATGGTCTTACTTTTTCCACTTCCTTTTTATTGGAAGTGGTGAAAGACGAAATTTGAAAAGCCGGATTTCGTTTCTGTGTTTCTATCCAGTCTTTCGTTATACTGCGAATGTTCACAGCTGAATTCACATCTCGGGTTCTAAATACGGTATGTTTGTTTTCGCAACTCACGCAGTTAGAACACATCAAAAGACGGAATACATCTTTGTTTTCATTATCTTTGTAATAGGACAGGTTGTTATGACACCCGCAACATTTCTTACTGGTATTACATTCATTGATGGTAATGGTATCATATTTTTTATGGATAAGTTTCCTTAATCCTTTATTCATTGTCGGCATAAAATGTTTCATCTGGGTACTTCGTGACCAATTACCATAACCGATGAGAATATTTCCTCCAAAAGTAGATTGTATTTTATCCAGGAAGGTATCTAAACTTTTTTTCCCGTAACTATAAGAACGAAATTTCATTTTCCGCCATACTTCTCGACGGTAAAACTCTTGGGTTTCTTGGTTCATTTTTTGTTTTTCTACTAAATATATTTTGAATTTTTCTGTATTTACGGATTTGCTATTATGAAGCGATAAATGAGTTTCTTTTTCCACAATACCATTCTTTTTTCGTTCTTGTAATAAGATGCGTTGGTTACACTTTTGTTTGCTTTCTCGTTTGCGTTGTGGGGCTGTATATTGTAACTTTTTACCAGTTTCATCTACCATATAGACCAGATTGCGTTTTCCAGGGTCACAACCAACAATATTTCGAGGTTTCAATGTTTCCAGCTGTTCCGAGGATAAATCTTCTATGTTATGAAATTCTTGTTCCGACAATACCGGAATTCTACTTCCCCATTTTTTGTCTTTCAAATCTTTACGAATGAACAACAAACAACATGAAATACCATCGGTTTGAATCTGATGATGAAATTGGTAGTGTTTATTCTTGAATATTGTATGTTTCAAATTTAGAAAAGCATTCCAAATGTCGTGTTGATTTTCTTTGAGTTTTTTATGTAATTCACCTTTTTTGATTCCTTCTGTTTTGTTCGCTGGACAAAACAAACTTACCAAACTAGCGGTGTTTAACAAAATGTGTTTAGGTATGATATTGTTACGAAGTGGTAATGGTTGATACAGTTTTTGTTCTTCCAGTTCTAATATTGAATTCATATACAACATTCCGGGTAAATACGCAAAAGGGCGCAATTTCACATCATAATGGATATTATTTTTGATATTCACCGGCAAAATATGAGATAAATGGGTGGTTATCCAATTATCAAATAACGATTCAGTTTCTTCCATCAAACATACTTTATGTTTGAATGTATGTAATATAGATTTGTCTTCGGTAATTTCCTGAGTGGTTTTGTTGATGAATCGTAAAAAATGTTGAATAAAATGTTCTTGTAGGTTGTTAGACAAACAAGTGGTAACTTGGGTAGCCACACAAGGTAACAAGAATGTTGTATTTTTCAAATCTGTTTTTTCGTGATGTAACAAGGGTTGATATTCCATATCGTAGAACTCTTGTAATGTTTCCAATAACTGAATATTCGCACTCTGTCTTCCACGATTATCTCGAACACCTAATGTTTTTACACAATATAATACAAAGGCTTCAACTGTTCTTTGAATTGTTAACAAATGTTATTTGTTAGATAATTTATAAAAACACCATTAAAATCACTCGTAAATACCTATATAAAGACAATATAC